AGATGGTTCTATCGTCATACATCATCTGCATCATCTCAGGCAAGAAACCTTGTTTTTCCTTAGAGAACATTGCACCGTTTGGTGTGCAAGTTACATTGTCTGGATTAGAGAGTTTCTTTGTTGCAAGCATATAATCAACATCAATGTTAGGGTCATATTGAGGCAACAATGTTTCTGGTGAAATGTTGTATTGCATAATCAAGTGTGGATACAGAGAGTTCAAGTCAAAAGACAAAACCCAATTATGTTGTCCAACTTGAGGCTCCTTCACATATGCACCAGCATATTTCTCACTCTTAGATTGACTTCTTGTCTTTTGAGGAATAACAATCTTTTTCTTTAGAAGATGATTGTAAATAAGAACATCCCAATACTTAACAGAAGTAAATGCATCTGTGATGTTTACCTTTGCATCATAGGCCATAGTCAAGTGCAAGTCGATAAGTTTCATCTTATCATCAAGTCTGTCTACGAGTTCAACGTCTTGAATGTTATAGTCTAGGAAAGACTGATAGTCTTTTGTATACCATTCACGAAATGTCTCATATGGATTTTCATCTTTACGTTCACCAAGTTCTGCAAAAGCAATATGGTCAAGTCGATAAGATTCCTGTCTCACATATGTGTGTTTACGATACAGAAGAAGATAATCCAAGTCTTCAACACCAAGAATGTCATAGACTTGTTCTTTCTTACCATATACTCCAGTGATAGTTCTTGCATTCACAACACCCCAAGGCGATAGACGTTTCATTGCGTCTTCACCCATAACAAATTTGATGCGGTTGCAAAGATAGGGAATATCGAATCGTTCAGTGTTCCAACCAGTAATAATGTCTGGATGGTCACTTTCCCACCACGCAACAAACTGTGCAAGGAGTTCACGTTCAGTCTGACATTTGATGTATTGAACATCTTCTCTGTCATTATGATAATCGTGTAAACCCCAAACCTTAATACGGCCTGTCTTGTGATTTTTAATGGTGATAGATAACATCGGTTCAAGTGCCTGATCGGCATTTGGAAAACCGTTTTCACATTCCACCTCAATATCAATCGTGATAATCCTCATCAGAGAACTATCAAATTCAATCTGTTTGGAATACTTTTCTGCGATATATGTGTAGGGGAATTGTGTCAACCCATAAACTAGATGAGGTTGACTTTCGTATTGTGCAACGAAATCTTTCGCTTCCTTAATGGTAAGGAATTTCATTGGACTGACATTCTTGCCTTCCAATGTTTTCCAACCAGTTTCTTTTTGAACAGGAACATAGAGAGTGGGTTCATACTTAACCTTACGGTTACTACGAACACCGTTCTCTACGCTGCGAACTAATAATTGATTACCCCACTGGGCAACGTGTGTATAAAACTTCATTATGTAAATATACCACCTTTAGAGGGGAATGTCAAGAGAAAAGAGTGTATTGTGTTTGTTCTTCTTTTGCGAAATACTTATCCAACATTTCTAGTTGGTCATTATACTTTGCCATTTCCATAAGTTCATGTTCAACGGCATCAATAATATCTGAGTGTTCTCCAATCCCTGCTGGATTGTTTAGATAGACAAGAACATTCGCTTTGTGTTTTGCAATGTGTCCTTCAGCGTGTTTTCTGACTGCATCAAGTAGCATAATTTATTCCTTTCATTAACCATCATCGTCATTTGCTTCAGCCCGTTTAATCCAATCTGACAAAACAAATCGTCTAATAGGATTAACAGACACTTTAAATCTAGTCAACAATTCTCTGTTGATAAGAACAGTTGACATAGAATCTTTTGTGGATAGTCCAAATGGAACATCCGTGTATAACTTGTTATTGAAACGAACATCCAAATGAACTATTGGGCGTTCATCAATTTTGCCTACATGGGCGGGGTGAGATATTCCCATAAGTTTATTTTCAAACTTCTTACCATCTTTACCCCAAAAAACTTTCTTACCTTTAACTTCTAATTCATCTACTACAAACAGAGATGCCTTAGTTCCATTACCAGTATCAAACTTAGCACGAATTGGGCCGTAACCATCAATATCAATGCGTTCAACATATCCTGCCTCTGTTGGGAAAGAGTGTCTACGGTTCTGTGCAGATGAGATATACTCAATCATCTTCTTTACAATCTCTACTGGTTTTGCTTTGCCTTTGTAATCATTCTCATCAGATTCTTCCATTGTAATATCATACATTCCAAAGTTAGAACCAATGCCTGCACTACCGTTACATTCTAGAATATATATGTTGTTATTAACCAAAGCATGGTCGACACCAACAATATATGCACCCACTGAACGAGCTGCAGCGAGAACTGCCTTGCGTTCTTCTTCAGTAAGTTCATGCGGTTCTGTTGTTGCACCTCTGTGTCTATTAGAACGAAAATCATTTTCTGGTCTAATACGTTTTGTAGATGCTAGAATTTTACCATTCATTACGATTGTTCGTATATCGTAATCAAACTTTAAATATTCTTGTATGAGTAGTTCTGCCTTAAACTTCCAAAGAGATTGAATAACAGAAACCATACTTTGAAAATCATTAACAATAGAAACACCAATACCTTGTGTTCCTGTAATTGTTTTGATAATAACTGGAAACTTTCCACCAATCTTTTCGTGGGCGTGTTCAATAGATTTTTCGTTAGATACAAGAGATGTTTTGGGAACAGGAATATTGTCTCTTTCAAAAGAGATATAGGATGACATTTTGTTATCACAAGTCATCATACCGTCACGATTGTTAATCATAAATGCACCAGCATTCTCAAAGATGCCTAAGATTGCAAGTCCAATCTCATCTTCCAAAACGCCTGCACGAACAAAACAAACTGTTCGACTAGTATCAAATTCTACTTCATTATCATTACCATCTGCATTAGAGATAATAAGTGTTCCTTTTTCCAAATCATTCTTAGACACCCAAGCGTCCTTGACATTAATAACGTGACATTCCACGCCCATGTCTTTACAAGCAGAATCAATCATATTACTGACCAATTCCTTGTTCTTAGAACGAACTTTTGTCAGAACAGCAACTTGAATGTCTACCTCTTTAAGAGGTTGTTGTTGTTCTGTTACAAATTTAGAAAACGAAACTGCCATTTACTGGTCTCTCTTTTTACCAATATTGTATTTTGTCTCCAATTCCCACTCATCCTTCTCTTTAAAAGCGATTACTTTAATTTGGGAAAGCGGTGCTTTGGGTTCAGCTTCTCCAACTATTTCAATCAACCCCCAATCACCAAGTAATCCGGCAATTGAGTTGCGTCTTGAAATATCGTTTTCGTTTAGATTGGTTTCTTTGCCATCAAGTGCAAAGAGTTCCTTGAAATGGACAATGTAATATTTGCCTTGTTTATGTAGGATATGACAAGACTGATATAATTTTTTTTCTTTACGAGATGCTACTCCGATACGAGATAGCGTCTCCCGAACCTTTAGGAAGTCATCTGGTTCTTTTAGTTTTACTTCCAGCATCCTTTCAGGCTGCCAAGCGATTTCATTCATTTTCTTCCACCTTTATTCAAACTATTTTTTATAGTAGTTATTTGTTCATTATCAAGTATTTTCAGAGCAGCCTTGGCCTTCTGATTACTATAACCATAATACTCTTTTACATACTCTAAATCTTTCAACTTATCTGCCTTTACCCAAGGCGCAAATCGTTTCTTAGACCTAATAGTATTTAGTAAAAAGTCATATTGTAGTTTGTTGTCAAGGTGATGACGCATATTCATTTCATTAACCAACATAATAGTGTCTGAGAAAGGTGCTAGACACTTGTTAATAATAAATGATGAATATTTCTTTTCCCACATAGGATCATCTGAGTCCATCAGATTTTCCTTTGTGACATTAAGAGAGTTTAGATATTCTTTTAGTTCATAACTCATTTGAAATTCACCTGTGTCAAAATCTCCATCATATATGCGAGCATATTGATTTCTTGATCAGCGACAAAGGCGGATTTGTAAGAGTAGTCTGCTGTTGATAACACAAGGTGAGGAACACTTTGTGGTTGGACTTCTTCATACAGAGCATCATAGACTTTACGATAC